CAAGACTTAACAAACCACGCCACAAAGGTTCCATGCCATCATCACTAGCGTTGTTAACATAATGGTCGAGTTGATTACACCCGCCACCCTGCGCAGTCAGCTTAATGATTTTGCCAAACTTAGTGCTTGAGTTCTCAAAGAGTTTGACACTGGTCGCCCCCACGGGAGCAACGCCAGGCAGTACCAACGAGGTGCTCGGCTTTGTCTTGGGCAAAGTTTCATACGCCGTGCCTACTAGCTTTTGGGTTATCAGCGCCCTGAAGTCTTCAAAGTCAAAGAAGTCGCCCTCGTTCTTGAAACGCACGTTAGTCACCTCTCGTACGCGCTTGTCACCCTTGACGCCGTTGTTGAGCGTATCAGGCACACGCAGTACACGAGACGCATCTCCCGTCACCGTTGGATCAATGGCTAGCTTGTGTTGAAAGCACAAGCGCTTGAAGCCTTGGGCTACGGGTTCCCACTCTGATTTGGGCACAGCTTCTTTCAAAGGCCAGTAAGCGTGAACGCCACCGCCCGATGCCACTAGCCAAGGGCTACCCATGTCACTCAGCCCAATCACATCGCAAAAATCAATGATTGCTTTAGCCGCCGCTTGCGCATTGGGGTAAGCCTTCTCTTTGATAATGCCCTGCTCGTTGGGCAAGTCCTTGGGATGATTACAGTCTACGTCAATGGCAACACACTTGACCATTTGTACATTAGTTTGAACGCGTTTCTTCTCGCTACCAAATGTACCAAGGGCAAAGTAAATGTCGTAGTTGCGGTTTTTCCATGTGTCCAGTTTTTCTTGCGCTTCTTCTAATGTGTCAACATAGAAGTGTTCTTTTTTCTTGGTGAGTTCTACCACGCAATAGCGTCCGTTACCCGGTGGCGGTAGAACCGCCGCCATAAACTCTAGCGGTTCCATTCATTTCCTTTGGGGTTATTTGAAAAGGTCTAGCTGACCTTCTTGGGGATAAGGCACTGCTTGCTGTACATCCGCTTGAATAAAGCGTTTGAGTAGCTCTTCTTGGTAGTTGACGGGCATACCATTGGGCGAGTGCAACAGGCTTTCTCCGTGCCTGATTAGTTCTTGGTTACTGAGGGATCGAGGTTGTATTCCTGACATATTCTTCTCCATGCTTCGTCTGCTGTTTTTGAGCTAGACATAATTTTTGTTAAAAGTTCTACCCTGTTTTGATACGCAACAAAGACATCCTTACCTTCAAACCAGTTGTACACAGTTTGTCGGGTGACTCCAAGCACATATGCAATTTTTGTAACAGGAAAGTCCAAATGAATAGCCCAACGCCCAAGAGTACTCCCAAGAGTTTTAGGCGACTGGGCTACAAGATTTACAATTTTGTCTGAGTACGGCATTGTTCTACTTTAAAGGCGGGGGTAACGTGGTCATCAAACCAGAGGAAACGCAATCGTGGATGTGTGAGCGAAAGGTTAACGAGATGCAAAAATTCAAAGAAAAACACCCCGACCCACGCATTGCGACCGCTCCTGTTACCCCCTAAACTTATTTACTCATCGTCCCAATCAGACACGATGTCCGCGAGCTTGCTCTTCTTTGCAGGCACAGCGCTTGGCTTGGCCGTTTCCTTGCGGACTTCAGGCTCTTCGTCAGCTTCAGCAGTGGGCTCAACACGGGGTTTCTTCGCGGCCTTGGGCACGGGTAGTTCCTCGGCTTCAGCTTCAACGACAAGCGGTGTACCTGCAAGCGCTAGAGGTTTGCCCTTCACGCCATCAGCTTGGGCAACAGTCATGTTGACTGCGGCTTCAGCTTCCTTGGTGTTGCCCTTGGCTTTGCCCAACTCATACTCAACCTGAGTCAACCAACGCGTTGGGGAGAACAACAACTTGGGACTCTCGGCTTTGGTGTCGAACTTCATGCGAGTGACAACCATCTCCACGTTGACGGGTGGGGATGCCAATGCCAAGTGGCGAACATACGCTTGGAGCGCACGCTTGTCGCCGTCTTCCTTACCGAAGATCGATGTGGCGGGCAGAGTTAACTGCAACACATCATCGGGATTATCGGCAAGCACTACAGCCAAGCGCTGTTGGTAACGGCAAGCACGGCTATTACCCTGCCCCGATCCGGCTACGTTGTTCTTACAAGTCATGCAAGACACGGCTTGCTTTGCGCTTGCTGTTGCGTCAGGTGTCTCACCATCGTTAGACCAACAATCGGGGCCTGTGATATTTTCCGCATCGTAAGACTTGGCATAGTACACACGGCTCACCTTTGGGGCGGCTTTGATAATGATGACATCGAGGTGGCGCTCATCGATAGAGGCCATCTCCTTACCACCTGCAACTAAGCGAAAGACTCCACCCTTGATCGAGATGCGCTTCGTGGTATTACCCAAAGCACCGCCCAGTAGGGCGCGTGAAGTTTCAGATAGCTCGCCTGATTGAGCGAACGCGGGGGCTTGGGAGGGGTTGAAAAGAGCTACATTGCTCATGGTGTTTCCTTAGTTGGTGGGTTTAGTTACGCGTATCTCAAACTCTGACATAGAGTTCAAGCCCGGGGGAACGAGACCCGGGTTCTCGTCGATAAACTTGGCCATGTTAGCCTGTGCGATGCGCTTCTCAAGCAAGTCCACGACTTCATGCTCAACGACAAAGCGTTTGAATGAGTCCCAGTCCTGTGTTGAATAGCGCGTCTTGGTCACAAGGCTTACTGTACCAAAGCTCGTCTTAACAGATGTCTGCCCGTTGGCTTTCATCTGATCCTTTAGCGCAAACTTGATTTGCTCTTGCTGTGCTTTGAGTTCTTCAAGTTGCGTATCATACGCCTGTGTAAGCGTATCCATGTGTTCTTTTATCTTGCGATAAATCTTGGTCAGTTTGTCGAAAGGTACTTCACTTAAATCAGTTTCCATTTACTTCTCCGTTTGTTGTTATTGTCAAGTGTTAGACATTGTATATTAAATTTTTGCTACATGGCAACCCCTTTTTAATATTTAATTTCGTTCTCGAACATCTGGGTGATAAGTAAGTTATCACTCACCTTGGCACTCAAAGCCTTGAACATCTTCTTCTCAATGGGCGAGCCCTCGATGTGGATCACCGTGACCTTATCCGAGTCTTGCCCCTTGCGATCAGCCCGCGCTATGGCCTGTGTGTACTGCTCCACGCTCATCAATGGGCCATAGAACACCACTGTATCCGCTCTCGTTAATGTGATCCCGTGTGCCGTGGCTTGGGGTTGCATAACAAGTACCCTAGGGTTTTCCTCATTCTGGAATCTCCTAATGATGTCCGAGCGTTTAGGTGGGGATACCGCGCCATTGATGAACTCTGCGGCAATACCGCGCTTGAGCAAGTGCGCATGGATTGTGGATATCGTTGAGCGGAACATGGCAAACACAATGACTTTGCGATCCGTCTCTTCGAGTATCTCTTCCAACACACCGAGCCTTGGCGCAGAGTCAAACTCCACCACTTCGTTGTCATCGGTATAAGCCGCACCGCAACTGATCTGCAAGAGCTTACTCACAGCAACCGCCGCATTGACTGCGCTGATCGTCTCGCCTGCGGCTTGCACAAGCATCTGCTCTTTAAGCAGGTTGTAGTACTTGGCTTGCTGTGGGGTGAGCGGTACTTCGCGGGTCATGGTGAGCACTGGCGGTAAGTCCAAGCATTGATCCTTGGTGAACCTGATTGCAGGTTGTAGCGCTTCATGCACTACGTCTTTGGCTTCGGGCTTTGGAGCCCACTTGTACATGGTCATCTTGTTCATAACCTTGTCACGCCAACCCGTATAGAACATCGGCACGCCCGTGGGATTCACGAGCTTGGCAAGTCCATACGCATCCACAGGCGACTGTGCGGCGGGTGTCCCCGTCATCATCCACAAGTGTGTGTCGGGCTTGATGATTGACTTCAATGCCTTCCACCGCTTGGTGGTCACCGTCTTGTAGGCGTTAGCCTCATCCACGATCACAAGATCAAAGCGCCCATCATTGTTAACCTCATTGGCAATCAGATTCAAACCATCGTAGTTTGTGATGACGAACTCATAGTTCTGCTGAATCATCTCGATCCTGCGGGTAGCCTGCGCATGGTGCGCGACAACGGCAGAGCGATGGATAACACTGTTGTTCAAGTCTGATAACCATGCAGCTTGCATGATGGATAGGGGGCAGAGAATCAAGCAACGCCTGACATCCCCACGATTCATCAAGTAGTCAGCCGCCCATAGTGCGGATAGCGTCTTGCCTGTGCCCGGCTCGGAGAATACAAACGCACGTTTGTGCATGGTCAAGAACGCAGAGGTTTCAACCTGATGCGCCATTGGTTTGAATCGACCCGGCCATGTGTAGCGCCTAGTGATGGGCGAGGGTACGTCTTTGACACCTAAGTTTCTTAGAACGCGACACTCATCCAACCCCCAGTACACCGCCACCTCGTACCCATCATCTAGCTCAAAGACCTTGTGTTTTGGAATGATGCTGTATTTGGCTGGGTTTCTTGTGCGGAACACCAGAGCTTTATCTTCCACAATTTGCATCATTTATTGTCGCCCTGATTGGCGCTCTTGGCTCTTAGTCTCAAGTTGCCAGGCACAGTCTTACCACCTGCGCGCAGGGGTTTGATGTGGTCAATGTCTTTGCCCTTGCGGTCAATCTTCTCCTTGTCGTAGAGTTGTCTTGCTTTTTGGCGCTCGATCTGATCGGCTGTCTCGCCACTTTTCTTTTGCAATTTGTATGCGTGCTTGTAGTCACGCTTGCCGTTAACTTGCGTCATTTTATTTCCTTAATGTTTTGGATGATGCTCACACGTTGTCACAGGACACCACGGGCACAGGGGCGTGGGCTTTGCGTTCCATACTCCTGTAGCGTGGGCTTGTTCGATCCGTGCAACTCGTTGGCGGTACTGCCACCACTCTCCTTCGGCTTGCTCCACCGTCATGCTGTGCTTGACCATATCTTCTTTGACTACAAACAGCAGGGCTGAGTTGACCTTTCTAATGTGGGGCATATGTGCAAAGACCATGATGGACATGAGCTTTAACTGCTCACGATCAGGGTACTTGTTATTGCCCGTCTTATAGTCCACGACCCACGCCGTCAAGTTGTCGTCATCGATGATCAGCAAGTCAGCAATCCCCCGCACCCACACATCCTTGCTAGTCCATGTGGTAGGCTTGAGGTCGGCTGTCAAGGCCATCTGATACTCACACAGCTTGCGCCCGGGCTTCTTGATCAAAGCATCCAACGTACCTTGGCTGTAACTAAACTTCTCAGGTATTGCTGTGCCGTCTTTGATAAAGTCCTCCGCCGCTTTGTGAAACTCTGTGCCGTACCGCGTAGCGTCATTCTCAACGAACGGGAAGTTCTTCAAGACTTTGACTTCGTGATACCTGCGTGAGCACCCCTCATAGTCTTTGAGGGAGCTGTGTGACCATGTGACTTTCATTAGAACCTCGCTGATTTAATTGCTTTGGTGAGTTGCTTGGCAAACTCTGACACAAACTTCTCGTCCTTGTTCAATGATGACTGACCCATATTGTTGAGTATGGCGTGAACCAACTCGTGCCAAAATGTCTCAGTCATCATTGCTTGGCTGTAGTTATGTCCCGTGACATTGCTCTTACGACCAAGTGTGATCCGTTGTGTTGAGTAGTCAATCATACCCATACGCCTTCGTTGTAGCATGGTTTCTACAATCTCGATGGAGTATTTCTTGTTACCAACTCTTATTGTTTTTGGTATTGGTGTTTTAGTTACTGCCATGCTTCTCCTTAGTTTTTAGCTTCACCGTATCGTCTATGTGCGCCACCCTCTGCGTCAAGCGGTATGCCCAGCATATACAGCGGCTCCATAGTCATTTGATCCAAGACCCAAGTCTTGGCTTCTTCCACCTCGGCATCTGGCACGACGGCGATTAGCTCGTCGTGTACTGTGCCTGCTATGAAGTATCTTTTGGATACTCTGAGCATTCCGTCTGTCATCACAATGCGTGCGAGCGCCTGTGTGACGTTGTTCGTTATCTTTCCTGAGTACAGCTTGGTAGCGTCTGGCCCGTATACATACTGGCTCCTACCCTTGTCATCCTTCTCAATCCTCAAATTGGGATAAAGAAGTTTCATTCCATTGGGCAATTCTATTTCTTCTTTGCGGAATGTCAAGCATTTATATTTGTACTCTTTTCCGTGGTACAGACTGTCCGTCATCAACCCCGCGCACATATCCCAAAATGAGACCACCTGAGACGCGGTGCTACGATAGATATCGATAATCTTCTTGGATGCCACAGCGTGCACCAATAGCTCCGGATCGCTACAGGTGTGTGGGATTTCCTCCAAGCGGATGACGTTATCATCCCAATCAAGAAAGCGGTTGATGTACTCGGCATCAACTTTCAACGTCTTAGCAAAGGCTTTCTCATACCTGATCGGCGGCGCCCCGAGAAACCCTGTGAGTAATTGCGAGGCAAACGATGCCCACCCGAGACCATACCCACAGCCAAGTAATGCGCTTTTTGCAGACTGCCTAAGCTCAGGGTGTG